AAACTGATCGATAAAAACGTGGCGGTCATGTCTGGCCGTCCGACAAACATCGACATCGGCGGAACGTCGCTTCCCGCCTATGAACTAATAATCCCCATCATGGCGACGTCAAACTACTAGATTTAGAAAAAAGGAGTAAATCATGGCCGCATATTTAGCAAACCCAGTTATCACTATCGGAGGCGTCGTTCTGACGGGGTTCTGTACCGCCGCCAGCGTGACCGAACGTTTCGACGCTCTGGAGGACACCGTTTTCGGAATGACAGCGAGAGAGAGTCAAGCGGGCCTCGGCAATCACGAGGCAACCGTAACCCTCTACATGGATTACAGCGATAACGCGACTTACGAAACATTGGAAGCATTAGTCGGAACAAAAACGACGATTATCGCGACCCCAGCGAGCGGATCGAATTCGCCTACGAATCCGGGTTTCCAGCTGGCCGACTCGCTGTTAGCCGAGCTTCCAATTCTTTCGGCGTCCCTCGGTGAGCTTCAATCAATCGATATAACGTTCACTCAAGGCCAGCTAACAAAAATCACGTCTTAAATTTGGCCGTTCCTCGGCCCGACACAGGAGCAACAAATGAAAATAAAACTATCTATCGACACGCTTGATGGTAAAGGCCCGCAAATAGTAACGACGAATCTTTTAACGATCGCCGAATGGGAACGAACCGAACGACGAAAAATTTCGGACGGACAAGGAATCGGAATTTCCGATATGGCTTGCTGGGCTCACACGTTGCTCAAATTGTCGAACCCTTCGCTTCCCGCTACATGGCGCGAATGGGTGACACAAAATCCCGACATGGAGATCGAGGTCGTGGGAGACGACACAGATTTAAACCCTACGGACGCGGCACCTACCGCCGCCAGCTAGCCGAACTTTTAGCGGCGGTCGGTTGGTGGCCTCCGAATATACCCTTTGACTCACGCGACCTATTAACGGTGATTAAAGTGATGAACGAGGCAAATAAACGGAGTTAATCATGGCGCGAGAATTCAATCCACAAATGGGAGATCTCGCACAAATACAGGTTTACGGCGTCCCCGAAATGCTCAAGATTTTAAAAACCGTAGACCCCGAACTCCGAAAAGCGACGATCGCTCGAATGAAACTCGCCGCCGAACCAATACTCCAAGAAGCACGAAGCCTTATCCCAGATCAACCGATCTCGGTTTCGGAAAAAACCCGTAAACGCGGCGGAGGCTGGAAGGTTTCGGGACGTCTCGGATACGACGCTAAAAAGGTTCGACGTTCAATAAAAGTCACGTTCAAAACAAAAATTCGGGACAAAATGGCCGATACTTTTCCGCTATTGCGTTTAACACTTGGATCCGCTGGAGGATCGATCTACGACATGGCAGGCCGCAAAGGAAACGGAAATACACGATCGGGAGAGGCGCTTATCCGTAAACTACAAAAGGACCGAGGAGGAGCGTCGCGCGTTATGTGGAAATCAGTAGAAAGCAAAATCCGAGTAGTGGAGGATGGGGTTCGCGACGCCATTTCCGACATGGAGGACGCAATCAACAAGCGCGCCCAGAGGGATAGCCGCTAATGGCTATCTCCGTCCCCATTGTTTCCGAATGGAATCCGAAAGGGCTCCAACGCGCCGTCGCCGATTTTAAAAAACTTGAAGGAGCAGGAAAAAAAGCTCAATTCGCATTAAAGAAAGCCGCGCTTCCCGCCGCGCTTGCTTTGGGTGCTGTTGCGGCCGCCGCTGGAGGGATGATCCAAGCGGGCGAAGCCGCCGCGACCGCTAACGCCAGAATCGCCCAGATCAATGAATCGATGGGCCTGTTCGGTAACGAGACCGAAAAAGTAAACGAACGTCTCATCGCATACGCGAACGCAACAGCGCGCGCGACAGGCGTAGATCAAAACTCGATTAAAGCAACTCAAGCGAAACTATTAACTTTCGGCGAGCTGGCGAAATCTGCCGACGAAGTAAATGGAGCGTTTGACCGAGCCACGAAAGCGGCGATCGATCTAGCGGCCGCAGGGTTCGGAGACGCCGAATCGAACGCCGTCCAGCTCGGTAAAGCGTTACAGGATCCGATCAAGGGAATTACAGCGCTCGCAAAATCGGGCGTCACGTTTACCGAACAAGAAAAAGAAAAGATTAAAACCCTCGTCGAATCAAACCGAACACTCGAAGCGCAAGAAATGATTCTCAAAGCGATCGAGACACAAGTAGGAGGGACCGCGGAAGCAACCGCGAACGATACCGACAAACTAAAAGTAGCTTTCTCTCAAGTGTCCGAATCAATCGGTTTAATACTGGTTCCGATCCTCGCAGGCCTCGCGCCAATTCTGACAAACATCGCCGACCTCGCCGCCAGAAACTCTAAAGTTTTCGTCATTGTTGGCGCCGTGATCGCTGGAGTAGCGGGAACAATTCTCGCGCTCAACGCCGCTATGAAGGTTTACCAAGCGGTCCAGCTCATCGCGACAGTCGCGACCGCCGCTTTTAACGCTGTACTCGCCGCGAACCCGATAACGCTCGTCATTATCGCCATCGTCGCGCTTGTCGCCGCGCTCGTCCTCGCCTACAAACGATTCGAATCCGTCCGCAACATAGTAGATACCGTTTTCCAATTCGTAACAAAAGCCGTAAAAGGTAGCGTCGACGCCATAAAAAGCTATTTCGAAACCATCCTCGGCGTCTATAAATCAATCTTTAACGGCATAGCGAAACTATGGAACAACACGGTAGGAAAACTTTCGTTTAGTGTCCCCGACTGGGTTCCATTCATTGGAGGGAAAGGTTTCGACGTTCCGAATATCCCAATGTTGGCCGAAGGCGGAATCGTAAGCTCTCCGACGTTAGCGATGATCGGCGAAGCTGGACCCGAAGCCGTGATCCCGTTAGACCGTTACCGAGGCGGCGGAGGGAACTACACGATCAACGTGAACGGCGGCCTTGCTTCAAGCGCGGAAATCGGTCAAGCGGTCGTTAATTCGATCCGCGCATTTAACCGAACTAACGGCCCAGCGTCTATACAGGTCGCCTAATGTCGGCGACGATCGTCCAGTCTGGCGAATACGACCTTTTAATCGACACAGGGTTCGACTATCTGTCGTTTCTTTTAGACGACCCAGACCGCGGAGTCCTCGACCAAAACGTCCTCGGACCGTCCACGTCCTACGCCTCGGTAATTGACGGCGCGACAGCGATCTCGGTATTTCGTGGCCGTCGCGACATCGGAGATCAAGGAATCCTCGCGGGAACGATGTCCTTCGAGCTGTTAGACACGACAGGGATTTTTAATCCGTTCGACGATCAAGGACCATATTTTGATCCAGATAACGAGGAGGCAGGACTCGCGCCGTTACGTCGCGTCATCCTTTCCCGAGAAAACGAAGTCCTATTTAAAGGCTTCATCACAAGTTATTCGTACAGCTTCGAACTTGGGAACCTTGACCGTGTTTCGGTTAATTGCGCCGACGAGTTTTATATCCTCGCCCAGACCTATCTATCGGAATGGAACGTAACCGAACAACTCTCATCGGATCGCGTCACGGATTTACTCGATTTACCCGAAGTCGATTTCCCATTTTTACAAAGAAACATTTCGACGGGAACCGTAACTCTCGGAGGAACGGGCGCTTACACGGTCGACGAAGGAACGTCGGTCGCCGACTATGCGGCACAAATACAGCAAGCCGAACAAGGCCGAATTTTCATAGACCGTAACGGAAATTTTACATTTCAACCACGGATCGGTAACACACTCTCCGCGCCAGTGATTGATTTCCACGACAACGGAGACGCAGGGACCGCGGGCTACGACCAATTAGGGATCGCTTTCGACGCCGATCAAGTAGTCAACCGCGCGACCGTCCAAATACTCCACAGCCCCAGCACTCCACAAGTCGCCGAGGATCTCGCTTCACAAGCGAAATACTTAATCCAGACGACCGCCATTTCGGGCTCGTTGCTTTACGACGACGCGAGCGCGCTCGAATTAGCCGAATATCTACTCGTCCCGAACCCCGAGCCACGGTTTACGAACGTTTCCGTCGGCTTCGTTTCATTGAGCGAAGCTCAACGAGATCTCGCCGCTGTCGTCGACATTGGGGACACGATCACCATTCAGAAAACGATCCAAGTCGGAGCAGGAACCCAAGAACTAGCCCAAGAACTAGCAATCGAAGGCGTACAGCACCAAATTAACGTCCTAAACGGTCATCGAGTTACGTTCTTTACATCGCCGACAACCGTCGTTTATGAGCTGGTTTTGGACGATCCGATCCTCGGCCAGATAGACGCGTTAAACGTCCTCGGGTAATCTAAGATTAAATTATGGGAGCAAATTGGACAGCATTTGTATCGGGCGCCGTTTTAACGGCTTCGCAATTAAACGGAGTAGTAGATAACTTCGCCGACATGGCGATTTTCCGCGAAGAACAGGCAGACGGAACAAACGCGGGAACATTTACCGCTGGGAGTTATATCAAGCGAATACTAAATACGACCGTTGTGAACAACATCGCATCGTGTACTTTGGCATCTAGCGTTGTGAGTTTGCCTGCTGGAACATATCTGATTCGTGGTATTGCGACCGCTTACGGCGCGCTCAACGGTTTACAGGCAAGGATCGCTAACACGACCGACAGCACCTATTCTTACGGGCAGTCGAATTATTATGTGGACGGCGGAACTTCAACGGGACATAACACCGTTGAAACAGTTGTAACGATTGCCGACACGAAAAACTTCGAGTTACAGCACCGTTGCGCATCAACAGGTAATAGCAACGGTTTAGGGAACTCGGTTAATTTTGGAAACATTGAAGTTTATTCGCAGTTGTTTATAGCAAGGATTGCATAATGGCTACTAAAGCACAAATTGACAAACAAATCGGAAACGCTACGCGCGAACTTGCACCTGGAACAACATGGAAATATAACGAACCAGGTGACGGCTATTACTGTCTCGAATGGTTAGACGACCCAGCGCTGCAACCGACGGAAGCCGCAACAATGGAAAAAGCCACAGAATTAGCAAACAACCCGCCCGAATAATGCGATGGATACTCAAGTAGTAGTGGCTTTACTTGGTGGCGGTTTCGGTTTACTTGGGATTTTGCTTAATAAACTTATTAAAGAAAACCGAACCGATCACGGAATCGTCCACGACTCACTAAACCGAATCGAAACAAAAGTCGATCAACACTTGGAGGGACACAAATGAAACCTACCGATAAAGCGATGATCGCGTCCTACGGTCGCTCGTTCGCTGGAGCTGTTCTCGCGCTATATATGTCGGGCGTAACCGATCCGCGTCTACTCATTAACGCTGGACTCGCCGCGATCGTTCCGCCGTTGCTTCGCTGGTTAAACCCGAAAGATCCGTCGTTCGGCCGTGGGGTACATAAAAGCTAAAGCGGGCGTCCCGAACGCTCGCGACTACATCGGCAACGCCGACGGAGCGTCACCTAA